ATGGAGGATGGCGCTTTTGGAGTTGGAAAGTCAATTCTATTAGGTAGTCAAAAATTATCAACATTGAGAGGAGGTGGTAATGCCTTTTATTGGCAAAATAATGGTAATAATATTTCAAGTGCTGGAGACTATCCAGACAACGATTCTCAGGCAATTATTAATTTAGATATTAACGATTCAACTGATGCTTGTGCACAATTAAGCATAACACATAACTCCGATATGTATGTCAGGTCTGTAAACTGGAATGTAAATACGTTTCAGCCGTGGCGTAAAATTTTGTCGTCAAAAAATACAACAGTGGATGCAAATGGTTTCATCAAGTCAGCATCTCCGATTGTTAAGCTATTTGCAGATAAAATTGAACCTAACGATGAAGCCGCTGAACAACCTCTTGCTTTTGAGAAGTTGGGTATTGGTCATTATTTAGTTAAAGGTTCTTCTGGATTCGCTAAAGAAGGCTGGTGGATTGAAATACCGACTGACACTCATGGCAATAAGATTTGTGCAGTTGAATATCAAACTTTAGAAAACGGTGATCTTGAAATTAAAACCTTCAAGAAAAAGCTAAATGATGAAGGCGATATTGTTGCGAATCTCGATGCACCAATTGATATCCCAAATAACGCAAACGGTGAGCCGCGCTGGATTGATATTCGTTTAAACAGTATCAAGAAGACAATCGTCAGAAAAATTCCACGTACTGAAAAACAACCGCGTATGGTCCAGCAAGTAAAATATGCACCGCAATTGACCTATATCACTAAATACGAAGATTTATTTGATGATGAAGGAAAAGCTGTAATTGTGGATGGCAAGAATTATAAAAAGCCAGTAACTCACATTCAAACTGATCAAAACGGTACCCCAATCTTAACGAATCAACCTGTCATTAATGAAAATGGTGAACCTGTACTTGAATGGGTGCAAGCAGTTGATAGTGAAGGAAATCCTGTTTTTGATGATGTGCCAGTCTTAGACAAAGATGGAAATCCAATCTATGACGAGGTGACTTATGACCCTGAATAGTGATTTCCAGAAGCTGTATGTCGATGGATTAATCCATTTGTATGAACTAGATGCCAGCAGCTTAGGTGCTGGCATCTTGCGTTTTCACGGGCATATTTCTTTTCAAGACTGGGAGAAAATCTACTCTTCAATTGGTACCGAAGGTTTAATTGGTGCCGACTCTGGCAGCATTGGAAAGATTTTTGATACCGGTGATCAAAAAGTTTGGAACCGAAATATTATCTGGCAAGGTCAAGTTTTTGAACCAATGGCACTCGAAGTAAGTGGCCTTGAAATGAGTTCAACTGGTAAAGCTTCAGCGCCAACTTTAACAATGGCAAATAACATTAACGGCATTCAACATGCTGTTTCTGCTTATTGTTTGCAGTTTAAAGATTTTGCAGGGGCGAAGCTGAAAGTTATTACTACTTTGGCTAAATATCTAGATGCTGAAAATTTCACTTCTGGCAATCCTTCAGCATCAAACGAGTCTAAAGAACAAACTTGGTTTATAGAACAGAAAACATCTGAAAACGCCCAACAGGTAACTTTTGAGCTGTCTAATCCAATTGATTTTGAAGGTTTGAAAATTCCTGTACGTCAAATTACTTCTTATTGTAGTTGGGAATATCGCGGGGAAGAGTGTGGTTACACCGGGGCTGCAATGTTTACTGAGAAAGATGAGCCAACCGACAACCCTGCTTTAGATCGTTGCTCGTACAGATTGTCTGGTTGTGAATGTCGATTTAGTAAAAACAAGCCTTTACCTTTTGGCGGATTCCCAGCTTCAAGCATGTTGTGAGGTCTTATGAAACTGACAGCAAAAATTAAAAAAGCAATCATGGCCCATGCTGATGCACGTTACCCGCATGAATGCTGTGGTGTGATTGTCGAAAAGCAATATATTCCTTGTCGTAATATCGCTGAACAATCTGATCAGTTTGAAATTCATCCCGAAGACTTGGCAAGTGCTGAAGATCAAGGCGAAATCTTAGCTTATGTGCACTCTCATCCAGATGGAACTACAAAAGCATCTGAGCTTGATTTGATACAAATTGAACTGCACAAAAAACCGTGGGTGATTTGTTCATATCCAGATCTTGATTTTCAAGTCTACGAGCCTTTCGATTATCGCGCCCCTTTAGTGGGGCGTAATTATTTTCATGGCTGGCAAGATTGCTATGCGCTTGTACGTGATTTTTATAGTCGTGAATTAGGTATAGAGCTTATGGATTTTAAGCGGGAGGATGCATGGTGGGAAGATAAAGACCATCCATCACTTTACCTTGAGAATTATGAAAAAGCGGGCTTCTATGAAGTTGATACACCGCAGTATGGCGATATGCTTGTTTGTCGTGTTGGGCGTACCGAGCATCCTAATCATGCGGTTGTTTGGCTGGGTGATAATGGACAGTTTAAATCGGAGCAAACTGAGCAATGCATAGGTTCAAGCTTAATTCTGCATCATCCGTATAACAGAAAGTCAGTACGCGAAATTTATGGCCAACAGTGGAAAGATCGCACGGTAAAAATCTTGAGGCATAGAGATGTTAAAAACAATTAAGTTGTACGGCATCTTGGGCCAAAAGTTTGGTCGTGAATTTAAGCTCGATGTCGCAAATACGCGTGAAGCCATGCGTGCTTTATCAGTTCAAATCGCTGGCTTTGAACACTTCATGACACATGCCCATGAGCAAGGGTTGGCTTTTGCAATTTTTCTTAAAGGTAAAGGCTCAAGTAATAAGCGTGGCAAGAAACGTCCAGCAATTTACGATCATGAAACAAAGCGCTTAATCACTGGTGACAATATTGGTGAAGAGCAGCTAGACATGAATACTGATACAGACACTATTCATATCGTCCCGCGTGTAATGGGGGCTGGTGGTAATAATGGAGTCTTACAATTAGTTCTTGGAGTAGTTCTGATTGTTGCAGGTGTGATGACTGGCGGTACGTCTTCAGCTTACGGTGTTGCATTGATTGGCGCTGGCGCAGGTATGGCTGTGGGTGGGGTTGCTTCTATGCTCATGCCGAAAGCCCAAACTACTCAAAATCAAAATCAAGACGGGAACCGAGCAAACTTTGGTTTTGGTAGTGCGGTTACAACAGCCGCTCAAGGTTATCCAGTACCGATTCTCTATGGTAGACGTGAAGTCGGCGGCTTTGTTTTAAGTGCTGGTCAATACCCAGAAGATCAGATGTAATTTTTAAGTTAGTTATAGGCGCTTTTTGGCGCCTTTTTTATTGCGTGGGATTTGATATGACAGCGATGGTAAAAGGCGCAAAAAAGGGAAACCAGCAACCAAGACAACCAGTAGTTGCACCAGACTCCGCACAATCTAAAACTTATATAAAAGAGTTGATTGGTCTAGCGGAGGGTGAAGTCGAGGGATTAGCAAACGGCTATCAATCAATTTTGCTTGAAGATACTCCGTTGCAAGATGAAAACGGCAACAAGAACTTTGAAAACGTTACTGTTAATTTTAGATCCGGAACAAACGATCAAGAATACATTGAAGGCTTCCCGGCAGTTGAAAATGAAATCCCGATTGACGTAGAGCTTAAATCATCTACACCATGGGTGCGCTCTTTTAACAACCTAGATCTTGATGCAGTACGTTTACGTTTACGTTGGGGTCCACTACGCAACCAAGACCCAACAACGGGTGATGTTACTGGCTATACCATTGAATACGCGGTGGACTTGCAAACTGATGGCGGAGCATGGACAGAAGTATTAAGAGCAAAAATTTCAGATAAAACATCTGATAATTATGAGCGTCCACATCGTATTGACTTACCCAAAGCCGATTCAGGCTGGCTCGTTCGTGTTCGCCGAATTACTCCCAACTCAACATCCGAATATATCAGCGACAAAATGTATGTTAAGGCTGTCACTGAAGTTATAGACGCGAAATTACGCTATCCAAATACAGCATTAGTTTCATTGCAATATGATGCAGAAACCTTTGGTGGGTCAGTCGCAAAACTAGCGGTTGATTTGAAAGGCGTAAAAATTAAGGTACCGACAAATTACAACCCCGAGACTCGCGAATATGTTGGCATGTGGGATGGTACTTTTAAACGAGCTTATTCGAATAACCCAGCTTGGATTTATTACGATCTTTGCACATCTAAGCGCTATGGAATTGGTGAGCGAATTACAGATGGAATGCTTGATAAATGGTCTTTATACCGTTTAGCCCAATATTGTGATGAGTTGGTACCAGACGGGTTGGGCGGTCAAGAACCACGTTTCACATGTAACATTTATCTTCAGAGCGCTGAAGATGCTTATAGCATTCTTACAAAATTAGCTGGTGTTTTTCGAGCTATTACTTATTGGGATGGGGATAGCATTGTTTGTGATGCTGATATTCCACAAGATACCTATTTCACTTATACGCGTGCCAATATTATCGGGGAGCCGGATCATAATGGTACACGCGCCCGTGATAGACATAATGCAGTAAAAGTAGCTTGGGATAACCCAGCCAATCACTATAAGACTGAATATGAATTTGTGCGTGATGAAAAAGCTATTTCTGAAATGAAACAGGTGCGCTTACTCGAGCTTGATGCTTGGGGCTGTACATCGCGTGGGCAAGCACAACGAGCAGGCCTGTGGGCTTTAAAGTCTGAACAACTTGAAACACGTACTGTGACTTTTAAAGTTGGATTAGACGGCCATATTCCTTTGCCAGGTAAAGTGATTGAATTTGCGGATCCTATTTTTGCTGGAAGAGCAAACGGTGGTCGCATTTCTGCAATTTCAGCAGACAGAAAAAGCATCACACTTGATCGTGATGATGTGGTCGCAGTAGCGGGTGATAGACTCATCATTAATGGAGAAAATGGGAAAGCTCAAACTCGTATTGTCCAAGCAATTACAGGCCGCGTCATAACTGTTTCTGTAGCTTTTGATGAAATTGCACCTCAAAACGTATGGGTTATTGATGCTCAAGATTTGGCAACGCTTAAATTTAGGGTTTTGTCAGTAGTTCAAAGTGATTCACATCAATTTACTATTACAGCGCTTGAATACAATCCGAAAAAGTTTGATGCAATCGATCATGGCGCTCATTACATCGATGTACCAATTTCAATTGTTAATCCCAATATTCAAGAACCAGTTTCAAATATTGTTATTACAAGCGAGGATCGGGTAGATCAAGGTATTAATGTTGCCACCATGGTTGTGTCTTGGACGCAAGCAAAAGGTGCGGTTAAGTATCTGGTTGAATGGCGGAAAGATGATGGTAGCTGGATTAAGCTGCCAGTTACCGGCAATAACTCAATTGAGTTGCCGGGTATTTATGCTGGCAACTATCAAGCAAAAGTTACAGCGGTTAATGCTTCGGATATTTCCTCTTTACCAACTTATTCAGTTGTCACTAAGCTTAATGGCAAGCAAGGTTTGCCACCAGCTTTAGCATTCATCCAAGCAACAGGTATTTTGTTTGGTATGCGCCTAAATTGGGGTTTTCCTGCAACTGGCGCACTTGATACGGCTTATACCGAGATTCAAGTTTCACCGGATGGTACCAGCAACATTGCTCAATTGGGTTTATTTGCTTATCCAACGACAACACATACTTTGCAAGGTTTACAACCTAACTTAACTCAATTCTATCGTGGCCGTTTGATTGATAGAATCGGAAATATTGGGCCATGGTCGGATTGGACTCATGCGACAACTTCTGCCGATGCTACAGATGTTCTTGAGCTCTTAAATGATCAAATAAGTGAAACACAACTTAGTCAGGATCTTAAAACCAAGATTGATCATATTGAGACTATTGATGCTGAAATTGGACCAATTAAGCAAGATATTCAAAATACGAAAGATCGGATTGCACAAGAAGTCATTGATCGTCAAAACGCTATTCAGCAAGCCAAAGATGGTTTATCACAGCAAATCATTGCAGGTGATGAAGGTGTTCTTGAAGTTGTAAATACTGTTAAACAGTCAAGTGATGAGGGAATTGCAGCGGCTCAAGAAAGTATTCGAGTTGTTGCTAATGATCTTTCACTTGTAGCTGAAAAAACCGATGGTGTATATGCACAGCTTAATCCACCTTTGATTGGATCTGAATCAGATTTGATCGGTAATGATCAGGGCTTTGCAGGGACTTGGTCTGTTCAATCAGCGATGATCGAGGGAGACTTGGCACTTAGTAAGCGCATTGATACAACGGCAGTTGAGTTAAATAACTTACAAGCTTATGCACAACGAGAGGTCCAAGCTAGAATTGAGGGCGATAAGGTAACAGTTCAAAAGATTGATACATATATCGCAAGTAATGATAGTGCTCTTGCAACTGTACGTGAATCTGCACAGGTAGCAGTTGAGCAGTCATCGGCAAATGCTGAAGCGATTGATTTAATTAATCTTGAGCTTGACGATAAAGCTTCAACTGGTGCACTTGAGCAAGTTAAGTCTGATATTAAGAATGTAGATGACAAAGTTATTGCCCAAACTACAAGGATTGATGGAGTTTACGCGCAAATCAATCCTCCATTTATCGGGTCAGAATCTGACTTAATCGGAAATGAAGGAGGTTATGCAGGCGTATGGACCGAGCAATCTGCTCGTATCGAAGGTGATTTGGCTCAAGCTAAACTTACTGAACAGCTTTCTGCTCAGATGAATGAGAACAATGCCGTATTCAAGCGCCAGCTCGAGGCAAATTCAAGTGCTATTTCTTCAACGATAAAAGTAACGGAAACGTTGCAAACTAAAGTCGGTAAGAATAGTTCGTCTATTCAAAATGTCAGTGAAAGTGTAGATGGCATCTATGCTCAGCAGTTTATCAAGTTCGATGTAAATGGTCATGTTTCAGGCCATGGATCAATGAATGATGGAACTACTTCAACTTTCATTTTTAACTATGACCGTATTCAATTTGGTACTCCAGTGGGTATAGATGGTATTGAGCCAAAACCCTTAATGACATTGCAAAATAAGCCTGTGACTTTGCCAAACGGTACTGTTATTCCGCGTGGTTTGTATGTCGATAATGGTAGTTTTGGATATATCAATGCCAATCGAATCTGGGCTGAAAACTTAAGCGTTATTAGTGCAGACTTGGGGACAATTAAAGTCAAAACTGCGAATATTGAAGATGGCGCAATTGATACTTTAAAAATTAAAGATGAAGCTGTAACAGTTCCAATAGGTGTAAAAGCAATTGATGTAAAGACTATCACTACTTTTGCAGGTGGAGTTACAAGTGGACAGCCTAATAATGATTTTAACAACCACCTATCAGCGTGGGAAAATCATATAGGTACACTTTTACAAGTAACGTTAAATAGAAGTGGTGGAAAAGTTAGAATTGATGCTTCAGTAAATATTTGCACACCTACTTTTGGCGCTTTTAGTGTAAGTGACGGACGAGGTAATCCAATTGCAGCAAATGACAGGGCCATGGCTTCTTTTTATATTTCTATATATCGGAATGGAAATTTAATTGGACGGGGTTCATTAGGTGCAAATCTTGAAACTGGTACTATTAATGTCAATTTCAACGGGACTGCGGTTATCGTTTCAGCTATTGATGATAACAGTACTATTGGCAATGTTACCTACACACTTAAAGCAGGATTTGCTCGACAGGAGGGCGTTAATATTCCATTAAATGTGGAATCAAGAAGCAACTTTATGATTACTTCGAGAACGTTAAGTGTTATTGAAATGAAAAAGTAACAGCACCCAACCGGGTGCTTTTTTATTGCCTAAACGAAAGGGGGAAGGCATGACTGAAAATGAATCATACGGGTTGAGATTTGAAAAGAAAATTGACTCAATTCAGAGTGATATTCGCATGTTGTCAGATCATGTTACTCGACTGACTTTTATTAATGAAGCACACAAAGAGACTAGCGAACAGAACAAAAAGGATATCGATACATTGGATATCAAAGTCGCCAATTTAGAAAACCGCACAGCAGCGCAAGATGGTGGAATTTCTGTATTGCGTGTACTGCTTGGCATCTTTGCAGGAATCGTATTTTCGCTGTGCGCTTGGGTTGGATCTTCAATTATTCAATTAAGCCAAGATCAATCTTTAATTAAAGAGAAAGTATCACGGTTAGAGGAAGCAGGACGATGAATAGTGAAAACACAAGAGCTTATCTAGCTTTCGCATTAGTGGGACTGATGTTTGTTTTAGTGATTGCTTTATTTTTTGTGGATATGCCGCGAGAAAACAGCAATCTGATTAATACGGCATTGGGTTTTATTGCTGGGGCTATGACAACAGCATGTGGGTTTTATTTTGGTAGCTCTGAGTTAGAGAAAAAGAAAGGTGAATCCAATGACAACTAAACCATTCTTCGATGCTGCCCGAGTAATTGCAGGCGGCAAGCTTACACAGGCGCAAGTAGACGATCTAAATAAAGTGGTCGAAAAACTTGCACCAGGTGGAAAAACTACAAGTGATGATGGTATAGATTTAATAACTAGTTTTGAAGGCACGCGATTCAATGCTTACGATGATGGTGTAGGGGTTTGGACCATTGGTACTGGCACAACAGTTTATCCTAATGGCGTGAAGGTTAAGAAGGGCGATGCTTGTACAGCAGAACAAGCTAAGACTTACTTTAAACACGACTTAGCTAAATTTGAAAAGACTGTAAATGAATCGGTCACTGTGCCTTTAACTCAAAATCAGTTTGATGCTTTGGTTTCACTGACTTACAACATTGGCTCAGGTGCTTTTAATAATTCAACCTTATTAAAAAAACTGAATAAAGGTGACTATCAAGGCGCTGCCGATCAATTCCTTGTATGGAACAAAGCAGGCGGTAAAGTTATGAAAGGTCTAGTTCGTCGCCGAGAAGCAGAACGAGCACTCTTTTTAAAGAAGTAACTTATATGTGCAAACGTACCAAAGTTGCATCGATCATCACATTGCTGTGCTTAATCTTCTCAGGTTGCACAGCTCACACTATAAATAGTAATGTGAATGTCTCGATTTGTGTAAGGGCTTTGTGATGTCGCAAGTCATGATCATGGTTTCGGAAGCGGGCAGGATGGAGAATATTTGCAATCTACCCGCTGATTTAGATAAGAACGGGAATGTTCTTAAAATCTATGACTACTCATTAAAAGAGTTGCCGCTTAATTTAGATGGCACTGTGACTTACAATGGCAAAAGATGGACCTTTGATAAGAAGCAAAGTTTTTAGTCTTTCCAGCTATCCACAATATCAGCCCAGTCTTGCATCATTTTTCGTCTAGCCTCTAAGTGCTGCGAATGGTCGTACGATGCTTTTGTCTTGTTAGATTCAGCATGAGCAAGCTGTTTTTCTACCCAAGCTTCCTCATAGCCCTTTTCATATAGTAGGGTAGAAGCTGTAGCTCTAAAATCATGAGTGGTAACGCCTTTTAAGCCAATATATTCAAGCATACTGTTAAGCGTTTCTTTAGCTAACATGCCATCATTTTTCTTACTGAAAATAGCAGGGAAAACTAATTCGCTATCACCAGAGATTGTATATTGACGCTTAAGTACTTCATATACTTGGTCAGATATAGGGAGAATATGGATTCTGGATTTTTTCATTGCCTCTTCTGGAAATCTAATAAGTCGTGTATCAAACTCGACCCATTTCCATTGCATTTTTCTAATTTCAATTGCCCGAAGCATTGTATATAAGAGAATGAAGCCAGCATTCTTAACAGTCTCTGTTCCATTGTATTTAGGCAATTGAGTTCTTGCCTTTTTTCTTTCTTCTTTAGTTAAGGCTCTTGCATGTTTTACACGAGGTCGCTTGATAACATCGCGTACAGCATAAGTAGGGTCGTTCTCAAGCCTTAAAGTAGCAATTGCATAACGAGTTACAGCACCAATGAATCTTCGATTTTGTAAAGCAGCAGATTCACCCGTCATTTTTCCATTGGTTTCTTTAGTAACACGATTAATCGTATTATTTAAAATCTTCAATACGTCAGCCGCAGTCACATCTTTAATATTTTTTTTGCCAATAACTGGGCATATATCTTTTTCTAAAGCAGTATCGAACTTCTCTTGATAAATTTCAGACTTCAACGTCATACGTTTTTCTTTAAATTCGGCTGCAATAGCGTTGAATGTATTTTTTCCTTCTTCTAATGCCTTGGCCTTATTATTTTGTCTATCTTCTACTGGGTGAATACCTTTGGCTAATTTTACTCGCATTTCATCCTTTAAGATTCTAGCGTCTGCCAAAGTAATAGCCGGGTATTCGCCAAGACTCATAGAAGATTCTTTACCATTAAAAACAAACTTAAACCGCCAAACTTTAGCACCTGAAGGTCGGACTTCTATGTAAAGTCTATCTGCATCTAATATTCTGTAGACTTTTTCTTTAGGTTTCAGTGCTTTAATTTTAAGATCAGAAAGTTTTGCAGAGGCCATGAGGTAAGAGTAATTAGTTCGTTACCCGCATTATTACCCGTTTTTTTGGAGGATGTAAACAAACTATAAGGAACTAATAAGAACAGCAACTTTTATAATTCAATAACTTAGCTTTAAAAAAGGAACTATAGAGAATTAAAATAAACATCGACACTTATTATTCTTTACTACTGTTGCTTTCGCCATAATTCAAACTTCCACAATTGCCCCTATTGTGCCGTAAACTGATGCCAAGGTGAAGTTTTTTCCCACATATCAATATTTCGCCTCATGTATAACTTTTGCTAAAATAGGTGCACAATACAATTAGAGTACTAGCGGATGTCTAAAACGCGTGTAATTTATCCTGGAACATTTGACCCTATCACAAATGGGCACGTTGATTTAGTTACTAGAGCATCAAGAATGTTTGATGAGGTCGTAGTAGCGATTGCAATTGGACATCATAAAAATCCTTTGTTCAGTCTAGAAGAGAGAGTTGCACTGGCACAGTCATCATTAGGCCATCTATCAAATGTTGAATTTGTAGGTTTTGATGGTTTATTGGTTAATTTTTTCAAAGAACAAAAGGCTACAGCAGTACTTCGCGGTTTAAGAGCAGTATCTGATTTTGAATATGAGTTTCAATTGGCTAATATGAATCGCCAGTTGGACCCACATTTTGAAGCCGTGTTTTTAACACCTTCCGAACAGTATTCTTTTATTTCTTCGACGTTGATTCGAGAAATTGCACGCTTAAAAGGTGATGTAACCAAGTTTGTTCCGCAAGCTGTGGTTGAAGCTTTTGAACGTAAACATCAACAAGGTTGGTAAAGTGTCGTTATATATCACCGATGAGTGCATAAACTGTGATGTTTGTGAACCAGTTTGCCCAAATGAAGCTATTTTTATGGGTGAAGTGATTTATGAAATTAATCCAGATTTATGTACCGAGTGCGTTGGTCACCATGATCAGCCACAATGTCAATTATTTTGTCCAGTCGACTGTATTCCTAAAGATCCGCAGCATGAGGAAACGGAAGAACAGCTATTAGACAAATATAAAAGATTAATTGCTCAAAAAAGCACAAGCAATTAG